ACACCTACTCCTCCACCACCAGCACCACCACCAGTTAAACCGTTGGCAGATCCTCTACCAGCTGAACCACCAGATTCGCTATTACCATTTGCAGAATATCCACCAGCTCCACCGCCTCCACCATATGTCTGATGAGCACCACCATTACCACCACCTTCACCAACAAAATCTCCACCACCTCCATTATTACCTTTTCCACCACCACCTTTAACAGTAGTCGCATTTATAAAATATGAGTCATTACCATCAGAACCTTGAATCTGTTGAGGACCATGATCACCAACTACTACAGTATATGTCTGACCTGGTGTTACTGGAATATTATTCTTCCATCCGAGTCCACCACCTCCACCTGCCTCAAAGTTACCACCACCGCCGCCTCCTCCACCACCACTACTAGAAGTTCCACCTCCACCAGCACCAATACATACTGCATGTACCTTTGTTACATTAGCAGGACATGTCCATTGATATGTTCCTGGTGTTAAATATGCCTGTTGTCCTGTTGCTTCTGTTACTTCTCCACCATCTGCAATCTGAGTTCCAAATCCATCATTATTACCACTACAAGTAGTACCACCTCTTCCAAGAGCAAATAAATCTATTGCTTTACGTTTAGTATCTTTAGGATTTCCCAATAATCCTTTACGGATAGCAACATAGATATATCTGTTGTTAGGATCAAGACTTTTACATCTAAATCCTCTTGCCTTAAATCTAATTTGATTACTACTACCACCACTTTCTGCATCATTACCATTTACTCGAAGAAATCTGGAATAAGTACCCACACCTCTCTTATCATCCCAAATATACCAATTTCCTGTTAATTGACCATAACTAGTAGTATCACAAATCCGTTTCGTCATGATCCACTGTGGTTCCCATCCGAGATCATTATATCCACTATTTCCTCCACTTATTGGAGAAACTCCAGAACCATCTGTATCAAAATATCCACAACGAATCATACCATCTTCACTCTCATCATGAGCAAAAATATAAGCTATATACTTTTCTCCATTATTATTCGTTCCAAAATAACCTTCACCACCTGATGATTCATAATTATTCCAGTTTGATGTTACATGGAATTGATTTGTCTTATTAGCAGGACCACCTAAACTTGGATAATTGTCAGCAGGAGTATTTCCTGTCTCAAATTGAGTACTAAAAGCACTGTTCATCTGCAATACACCTTGACCAGGAATAGAAGCACGTTGTGCATTTTTATGAATAGCAACCCACCCAGTAGAACTCTGAGTTACGTTCTTTATCACAATAAATCCAGGAATATCATCTAATGTATGGTCAATATAACGAGATGTAGCACCATCCCCCGTATATTCTACGATATCCAGAAATTTAGAATTTTTAGCAAAACTCCAAGATGTATACTCTTCACCAGAATTATTTACACGAGAATCTCCACCAGTAGTAAATCCATCATTAGTAAATGCATAGATGTTGTTAGTATCATTAGTCTCTGCATTATTATTACTAACGTTCAACCACCTATCTTTACCTCGTAAAGTATCAACAAGACAATGATCCTGACCTGAAGTTCTTGATTTTATCCATACCATCCCACCTTTTTCAAGATATTTTACTCTAGTCTTCTTCGTAATTCCAGCACTTGCAGTTAAAATATCACCATCTGCACCTAATGGATCTGGAGACTTGCAACATACAAATTGAGTATTGACATTAGTACCATCAGCCCAATCAGCAAACGGTTTTGTTGGTACTGAAAAATTAGCATTATATCTAGAAATACCTGTTGTTACCCTAAAGTTTGATATTCTTCCTTGGAAATTATAACTAGCTGGATATGCTTTTTGCCCACCAATTGTAAAATCTGAATTATTAGATCCCCAATTAACTCCACTTCCTGCAGAATTATCTTGCTCAACACCATCTCTAAAAAATCTGTATGTTTGACTGCTATTAGCATATTTAACAGACAATGCATAATGATGCCATCCTGTACCTGCAGCAACACCTGTAGTCTCTGTTAAGAGGGTAGTACCACCATTACCCATCGTAATATAATACTTACCCTGATTAGTTCCATTAAGACCAATGAATAATCCAGCACTAGTATTACCAAGATCCATTACAGTCATGTACGGATCTCTCTCTACTCCTGGATTGCCACCTGCCTCAAATCTCTTTTCCCACCATTCTATTGTAAAACTCTTAGTATTCCCATAATCAAAGTAATTACTTGTATCAAAAGCAATAGAGTTGTTCAACCCAAACTCTACACTATAATATCCCTCACCTGTTCCAGTAAATGGAGAATCTGTTGATGCAACTGGTGTTCCATCCTTCTTTGTATATGAAGCACTATAACTTGAACCATAATAATTATAAGTTGAGAAGAAATCTTCTATATTATTATAGATTGCAGATCCAGGTGGAGCACTGTATGGTCTTCTACCAAATCCCTGTGCCCAATTTAATCTTGATAGAATAGGTGACATTTAAGCATAACCTCCGTTCACTGATCCAAGTACAATGTAATTTGCCGTTGTTGTCGCAGAACCAACAATATTGATTCCAGTAAAGTTATAAATGTCAGTTCCGTTTGTTGTTGTGACACCTGTTATTGCAGATGCTAATGATCCACCTGCCCATTTAATAGGAGCAGTATATCCATTAAGTTTCACTGATGTTACACTCCTTGCAGTACCAGTATTACTTACTATAACACTAAATGTCAAGGCATGATCAGCAAAGTCAGATGTAACTGGTATCTGATTTACATTTAAGGTTATATCACCAGTAGGAGTTGTTGTAAATCCAATATTACTTCCACCTGACTGATAAACCAATCCAACATTATTACCATTCTGTCTATTAACAAATTCTGATACTCCTCTAAATCTTGCTTCTTGAGGTTTTAGTGAATTAGTAATTAAATCAGAACTACTAAGTGTACCTGCAGTAACAATACCTGTAGTATTGATATTAGTGTTAATAGCAGAAGGGGTGTCTCCTGCAATAATAGTTCCACTAAGATTAGGTAGTTTTGCTGTTGGATTACCACTAAATTCATTATGTGCAGGTGCTTGTAATCTTACATAATGAGAATTGTTAGACTCACAATAAATATCAACTCTACCAGGACTAGCATCAGCACTTTTGATGCTTAATTGATCAGTAACTGTTGCAGCTGCACCAACAACTACACCATCAGGTAAATTGGGAGGTGTTCCAGTAGTTCTACCACGTAAATTAGTAACTCTTAAATCTGACATTAGTTTGCATCTCCTAGTTGTAGAACATCAATAATCATACTCTTACCAACACCAATCGTAACAGCAACTCCTGCTGCAATCTCAACTTCAGGTATTACAGACAAAATGTATGTTGTAGTTAATCCAGCATTACTAGTATCAATCATCAAATCTTCTTTCACAGTCGCACTTGATTCAAGATAAGTAAAAGGAGAAGCAGTACCATCCGCATAAGTAATAGGAGTTCCAATTCCACCTCCACCACCACCTTGGATGAAGACATCCATTGTGCCGCCATCGGCTTGCATCTTGAATGTATTACCTGCACCAATGAAGTTAAATGCAGTAACACTAGCACCTACAAGAGTTCCGTCTGACCTTACACCAACAGCAGTAGGAGGAACTACTGGAAGAGATGCACCAACAGAAAGACCGTGGAAAGATAATCCATTTACAGGAGCAGTACTAAATTCTATTTTAGTATTCTGTATAATATTATAATCTTCGCCTGGATTCTGTATAACACCACCAACACTTATGATAAGTTGTTCTGGTCTACTCGGATATGGTGTTATTGCAACACCACCAATCATCAAATCGAAAGTTTGTTGAACTCCATTGAAGTAACCAGATATATTATCAAGTTCTCTGATACCATTAACTGAGGATGACTCAAAACTAATCCATAGTGTGCCATTCCATACATAGGTAAATCCTGCAGTGGTATCAGTAAAAACCTGATTTAGCGTGGGATTATCTGGAAAATTGAGTGCCATTATTAACGCTTTTTAGATATTTATAGTAGCATGAATACTACTTGCTTTTCCTATTTATTCGTATTATAATCTAATGAATAATATAAAAAAATGAAAATACAAACAGAAACAGAAATTGGAATATACACTCTTGAGAATCATCAAGAATTAAATAATAAATTAAAAAAGATTATATCAGATTTTAGAAAAAAGTATCCAGAATCAGATAATAGTAATGTAAAAGCATGGCACAGTCATTTTGATACTCACTATAAAGAACCAAGATTTAAGATTCTAATTGATAGAATAATAGATATGAGTAGGAATTTTATAAAAGTAAAATGTGATTTATATCCACTAAATTTTTGGGTGATGGAATATGAAAAAGGAAATCATACAGTAAAACATAATCACTGGCCCGCAACTCTATCAGGTGTATACTACATAGATGTAGAAGAAAATAGTTCACCTATTATATTTGAGAATAATTTTACAGTTAAACCAAAAAATGGTATGTTATTATTATTTCCATCTATAGTAAATCACGAAGTACCTCCATCAAAAGGGAAGAGAATAGTCGCATCAATTAACCTAATATATACACCATGATCATACTTACAGGTAACGAAGGTTTTATAGGAAAAAAATTCCTAGAAAAATTATCGGGCAAAAATGTAATTAAAGTTGAAAAAAGGAACAGTTGGCATTTCCATAGCTTTGCTGAGTGGCATAAAGTAGAACTCATACTACATCAAGGTGCTATCTCTGATACAACATGCACTAATGTAAAAGCAATCAATCATTTTAACATAGAGTTTACTGAGTGGTTATTTGAAAAAGCAATACGATATCAAATCCCTATTAAGTATGCATCATCTGCATCTGTCTATGGTAATCAACAAGGAATCATAAACCCACTTAACTACTATGCAATATCTAAAGTTGTTAGTGACTATTGGATGCAGGATAATATAGATAAATTTAAGTTAGTACAAGGATTCAGATACTTTAATGTCTATGGAGAAGGTGAAGAACATAAAGAAGATCAAGCAAGTCCAGTATCTAAATTTGCAAAGCAAGTACAAGAAGACGGTAAACTAAAACTCTTTGAGGGTTCTGATAAGTTCCTAAGAGATTTTGTATGTGTAGATGATATTGTAGATATCGTTCTTAATAATGATAAACCATCAGGTATCTATGATTTAGGCACAAGCAATCCTATCAGTTTCCAAGAAGTAGGAGAACTAATATCAAATAAGTATGAAGGTGAAATAGAATATATTCCTTTCCCTGATCATTTAGTAGGTAAGTATCAAGACTATACCTGTGCAAAAGATGAAGGATGGAATCATAAATTCACAACAGTAAAAGATTATATCAATCGCCTTTAAAGATTCTATGCGAATCATCATCAAAATGTTGGGTTGAGAACTCGAATAGTTCTGTGTCTTCTAAGGCAACCATTTGATGCCTCAACCCTCTATAAACATGGAACCTATCACCAGGTTCTAAGATCATAGTCTTTGCATCCTCAAGTTTATCCGTATCACCATAGAATAGGTGTATCCTCCCTGATTGAATATAAAAGGTTTCGTCTTTCAGTTTATGGTAGTGCCAAGAACATCTCTTGGTCTTTTTAATAAACAATAACTTCCCACAATACTCTGGAGAATTGGCAATCCATTTCTCATAACCCCATCCCTTGGGTACGTGTTTGATTGTAATTAAAGAATGCATCATAAGATAAGACCTTCTCCCCAACCAACAACTACTCTTCTTTTACCTTGAGTAACAGGTGTAACTTTATGTAGCATCCATGAAGGGAATACTATTATATCACCTCTACCAAGTTTATAAGGATCTTCCTCTTCTCCTGCCTTAAAGACTAAATCACCACCTTCATACTCACTCTCCTGAGATAATCCTAAAGAAAAAGATACTTTCCTAGACTCTCCTCTCATTTCAATTTGATCAATATGCCAACAAAAATGATCTCCTTTAGTATATTCACTATACTGAAAAACACCATATCCATTATAATTATATCTCCACATACCCTCATTTATCATTCTAACTTTTCTAGATATATTCTCATAAATTGGCATTAAAAAATCTTTATATTTCTCATCACTCATCCAATGAACCTTTGAAGATCTTGCCTTGTCAGCTCTTTCGTTATCCATATGCAAAACTTTTGCATTTTCTAATTCATGAGAACTTATATATTTCTCAATATCAGATAAAAGTTTTTCCTCAAATATATTTTTCCCAACAAAAGTCAAACTATTACGACTCGCATTAGAATCAACGTATCCTAGATCCTTAAAAAATGTCATATCTACCTCTTATCATTAAAAAAAGATACGTCTGTCCGTGCTTTATCATCTATAAAGTAATCCGCATGTGGTTTACCCATGATTAACTCATGATACTTAACACCCCAATCATTTAATTGCTTCTGAGTCAACTCAAACAAGACTGCTTCTGCCTTTACAGATGCAATAGAATGAGGGTGTTCAGAAAATCTACCCATAGCTCTTGCAGTAAAGTAGATGATATAATTACCTTCATCATAAAGTTTATTTAGTACCTTGATCCTATCTTGCCAAGGTTCTGCTTTATGGTAATCCCTACCCACCGTTGGAGTACAAATTGTACCATCAATATCAACGCAATAACGTTTTGACATCTTCCTCCTTTAATACATAAGTTCCTGTGTGCGAAACAGCAATTGCTGCTGCTTTATTGGCAAGAGGAATTGCTTCCTCGACTTTACCATACTGTAAAAATCCAAACGTCAATGCAGCAAGAAAAGTATCACCTGCACCAACTACATCATATACATTTACTTTCTCTGCTGGATATAAATTACCTTGATATTCAGCACCTTTCCCACCCTTAGTTATAATCAAATTATTTGGATCATAATGAGTAACCTTGTCGAATTCAGACTCGTTTATCTTAACATAAGCATTTTCTGGTATATTATTCTTTTTAGTGTCAACAAAAATAGGACCAACAAATGTAGAACATATCTCAAATAACTTTTCTTGAGTTATAAACCCCTTATCATAATCAGATATAACAAGGGTATCATAATTATTATTAGAGACTACATCCGTTAATGGTTTAATTTTAGGTTCATCATCTACTCTAAGGATCTGATAATTAGACTTCTCATCAATATATCTTGTCTTTACTATCTGTTCTGCATTAGTAAGCATATGGGTTTCGATACCAAATGCTAGTAGATTATTAAAGACATTCCATGCCATTCCTTTACTAGTCTCAGTTCTTTGAGATTCTAGTATAGGAACAGGTGCTTCTGGACTCAACCGTTTGGCATCACCATAAACAAATCTGTCTTCACAACTATCACCAATAACTAATACTCTCATAGATTCTTCATCTTATTAAGTGTTTTACTACTAGCATACCCTCCTACTCTAGGGAGAAATCTAACACCTTTAGCATGTTCTATTCCTACAACATCACCTCCTTGCCAATCATCACCAAGTAATAGTATATCAGGAGTATACAATTGTATCAACCCCTCTAGTTCTTGTCTGTCACCAAATGTCAATACAACGTCAATATACTTAATTGCCTCAAGCATTGCAACTCTATAACATAGATCATTAACAGGTCTATGCTCTCCTTTATCCTTCTTTATCTTTTCATCTGTATCGGTGGCAACAATAACCTTATCACCCAGTGACCTTGCAACCTTAAACAGTTGCATATGACCTGGATGTAAGATATCAAATGTCCCATTACACCAAACAATTTTATCTGTCATAAAGTAATCCAGCGTTCATTTTCCAATGTCCACTTAGTTACATCTGCAATACGTTCTCTAACAGATTTTGCTGGAACCCAACCAAGTTGCTTCATCTTATCACCATCCAATGCATAACGTAAGTCATGTCCTGGTCTTGATGAATGGAAGTCAACTAACTCATATTGCAATTCTTTACCTTGAGCATCAGCAATAATCTGTGCTAACTCTAAATTATTAAGTTCTTCTGATCCAACAATATTAAACTTAGGACACTTAGCATTACCCCATGTTGGCTCAAACTCACCTTCATAATTTAACAAGAATATAATAGCAGACGAGACATCTTCTGCATGAATATAATGTCTTGAACCAGGAATTGTTTTAGTAGAGTCACTATGAATGGTTATAGTCTCACCATCTCTTGCCCTTCGGATACACATAGGAATATACTTCTCTGGATGCTGACGCTCACCAAAGACATTCATTGTATGAGTAATGTATATTGGAAGGTTATATGTATTCTCATATGCTACTGCTAACTCTTCACCACCTGCCTTACTAGCACTATATGGATTAGTAGAGTTAAATCTATCATTCTCCTTGTACTTAATACCATCAGGAGCAGGACCAAATACCTCATCAGTTCCAAAGTAGATGAACCTTTCTAAGTTATCCTTCTGAGTACGTGCAAACTCTAGTATATTGCATGTACCTACAACATTATCCATGACAAATTCCATTGGATAATCAATACTTCTATCTACATGAGATCCTGCAGCAAGATGTAAAATATAATCTACATCACCAACCTCACTACGAACAAGTGGATTAAGTTCTGCCTTAAGATCATGATGTACAATCTTTACTCTACTTCTAACCTCTGGGTCATAAGAAAGCATCAAGTCATGAAGACGATTTAAGTTACCACTATAATCAAGACGATCTAGTGTAATAACTTCCCAGTCAGTATTCTCAAGTATCTGACCGATCATATGGTGAGCAATGAAACCTGCACCACCAGTAATAAGAGCTCTTTTCATAATGATTTAGCGAAATCTAATAGGTTGTCAAAAATTTGTACGTCTTTATATTTGGTGTTAATTCCTTTGAAGTTTTCTTTCTCAGTCTTAGAACCAAATCCAGTTCTAACTAATACAGGTTTTGCACCACCATTCTGTGCCATCTTAACATCTTCTATAGTATCACCAACATAATACCCTCCCTTAATATTAACTTTATACATTTGCTCCATTCTCTGAAACATACCCGTATTTGGTTTAGCAAATGGATCTCTTGAATCATCACTTGTATTATATAAAAATCCATCAATAGAAAAAATACCATTCTTTCCAAATTCAGTCATATAAAAGTTATTCATTATTTTATCAACTTCTTCTGCTTTTAACAACCCTTTCATTATATTTGGTTGATCAGAAAACATCATAATCTGATACCCTTTCAACCTTAAAGTACGAATTGCTTCTAAGGATCCTGGTATCCATCTAACATCCTCATACCTTTTAATCACATTCTTCCATTCATTTATAACACCATCTCGATCAATACCAATCATTCCATTTGGAAATTCTGTTGGCCAATCTTTTGGATCATATTGAGAATAACCAGGAGGAGGTGATCCTTCTGGCATTCCTTGTGGTACTTGTGAAGGTGGTTTTGTTGATTTAAATCTACCCATCAGTTTCCTCCTCCTTATTAGGAACTTTAATCAATTTACCAAGTTCTGGCATATACATATATTCCAATTTACTATTTCTTAATGTATGAATTGCATCATCAATATTTTCTACAAGAGGTTCTCCTCCAAGATTAAAGGAAGTATTAAACAATAGTGGAGTACCAGTCAACTTATAAAACTCTTTAATAAGAGCATAGTAACTAGTATTATCCAACTTAGATACAGTCTGAATCCTACAAGTACCATCAACATGAGTAACTGCTGGTATATCTCCTATATGCTCATCACTCACCTCAAGTGCATACATCATATAAGGAGTTTCCTTTAGTCCCTTCATATTAAACCATTCTTTTGCATGTTCTTTGAGAATAGATGCAGCAAATGGACGGAACCACTCACGACCCTTAATAGTATTGACAAAATCCTTACCATTAGGATCTGTTGGATCATAGAGAATAGAACGATTACCAAGTGCTCTTGGACCACCCTCAGATCTTCCTTGAAATATAGTAACAATATTACGATCTTTAATTAACTGAGCAACTTCTGCATCAGTGGTTTCTGTTACTTCTATTTCATCTTCAAGTTTATTAACCTTTAGGTAATTATCAAGATGTTGATTATTATACTTATAATCAGGACCAAGATAAAGACTATTTAAAGGATCCTTTTCAAAAGTAATATCATCTTTCTTTGCTAAGTGCATAGCAACATACTTAGCGGCACCAATAGCTAGTCCACCATCATGGCATACTGGATCAATATAGATATTCAAATTGGGGAATTTTTCCTTATAGTAAGTATTAGAAATAACATTCAATCCATATCCACCAGATATAACTATATTCTTTTCACCAGTCATATCAACTGCTTTTTCAATATAAGTACACATCATTTCTTGGGTCTCTTTCTGTATCCTCCATGCCAGATTTTTATGCACATCCCGTATTTTACTTTTATCCTTATGCCAGAAAACAACATCCATGTCATGTTCATCTTTAGTAAAGTCACCAATATTAGTTAAATATGGAAATCTAAAGTGATCAAGATATGCACATCTAGGATATGATGGTATAAAAATATTCTTATCCCCTCTTAATGTCTCTTCCATAAAGAGATTAGGAATATTATCATCATGCCTACCATAAGGAGCAAGTCCCATTGTCTTTCCTGCTTCTATAGCAGGGAATCCAAGCCATTCAGTTACTGCTTCATATGATTTAACAAGAGTTATTGCAGAGTCAGCATCAGTATCTGATGTTTCTATTCTAGGTCCATAATTCTCAGCATATCTTTTCCACACTTCGTCTATTCCATCAGGCCAAGAGCATTTATATATACTTTCGGTCTCAAAATAGTTATATTTTTTATGTTCAGGTAAATCATCAATATCAGGGAACTTTCTAGATGCACCACAACCATCAACTACAAGAGCAGTTGCAGTATCAAATCCTGATCCATAAAAAGCAGATGCAGCATGTGCTAAATGATGCTGGTGTGCAAATTTAACCAGTTCTACATTTGGATAAAATTTTCTAACTAATGCATGATATGATGTTTCACCAGTCCAAGGAAGTTTATGATTTTCTTGCTCACTTCCATTACCACATGTAATAAGAACATCTATGCGATAATTCTGCATAATCCATATCATAACTTTAAAAGGATTACCATCTCTTTTCACACGAGACATCCTTTCTTCTTCCAAATACAATTCCAACTTCCCATCAACTACAAGAGCAGCTGATCCATTATGACCTGGGTTAATTGATAATATATTCATGATACTTTCTCCTTAATGTCTTTTATAATTCTAGTATAGATATCCGTCACCTCTTTATCATCAAACTCCATCAACCTATCATTCAATCTATCCGCAAGATGATTATCAAACCCACAAATTCTAATAGGAGAATACCTTTTCTTTATTTTCCTATCATCAATAATCTGGAACCAATCAGGATAACTAATATTCTCAGCAAAAGTTGATCCAAGTATAACTGTACCTGGAATATCAAATGCTCTTGCTATATGCTGTCCCACACTATCACATCCAATAAAATAATCACACGCTTCAATAATAGCAGACCATGATCTAAGATCTGGTATCTGAGGTTTTTCTGAGTGCGTATCTTCTGATTCTATTTCCTTTGCAAATTCACCTTCTCCCATGAATATAATATTATATTTCTGAGATAATTTTTTCACCAATTTAGTATAAACAGTAGGATCTATTGACCTACTACTATCATCAATAATATCTCCATTATCAACTCTTGCCGATCTACCAAAAGGTTGGATTAGTATTGTAATATCTTTGTTCTGCTTTGCTTTAACACCAGCAATAGCATTAGCAGCAGCTTTCTCTTCTGCCTTACAAAGATACATGTTCGGTTTACCTAAATCCGAATGATCTTCTGTTTCGTTAATAATTTTATCAAATGCTTCTGCAAGAGAACATTGCTGATTATAATATGCCCATTGCGTGTAAGGTTCTGGATGAACTATTTCAGAATCTTTAATTACAGTCTCGAATAATCCCTTTACATCCATACTAAAGGTTCTATCCTGTAGTAATGGATTGCCAAAGAATAAAGTATCCCAACCACCTATAACGATCTTCCAATCTTCATCAGGATGTGCCTTTGCATATTTTTCTAGTGCTGGAATTGCAGTTATAGCACGTCCTGCCCCACCATCTATGGTGAAAACCTTTCTTCGAGTCATAAGTAAAGACCAAAATACCGTTTCATGTAATTCAATACACTGGTATTTATTATACAATCAAAAGGTTATTTGTGCAACCCTATGTGGTAACCCCTACAAAAATTCCTAATCCACCATCTTTAAGTCTATCAAATATAAACGATAAACCATCATCACGATAATATTTGGATATATCAGTTGTCAAACCAACAGTAAGTGTCGCTACTCCTACATAATTACTATTTGGTGTAAGAGTAATAGATCCTGTTTGTTTATTGTCAAGTATTAAACCATCATACTGAAATCCATCAATATGATAATTGCATTGCATTTCTTTTCCTTGATTAGCAGTTGTTATAGTAACTACAACGGTACCTCCTACCCCAACTACACTAGACCCAACACCAATAGATGATGTAAATATAGGTTTATCTTGTTTAATATACTCACTTTCCTTGTGTATGAATTTTCCTATTGTACCTACTGAAATTGTAGCACCAATACCAGTAGCTAATGTAATCGAAGTTGCTGCAACTCCTGTTATAGTAGAACTTTCACCATTATATGCAAAGGTATCTCCTATACTTACAGTACCTCCAGACATAGTACTGAGAGGTGATTCAAAAATTATAGTCTTTCTAGTGTTAGGAGTATTCTTATATACAGGTGGTCCATTAAGTTCTTTGTAAGTATCTCCAATAGTTACCCAAGAAGTAGTACCCAATCCAACAGGATCCAAATTCTTTCTCATAAACTCAAATGATTCTTCAGGAAGTTCAGACTTTCCTGGTGCTATTGGCCACTCAGAATCTAATAAATGACTTGGAGAATTTGCTAAAGAAGTTAAATCACGAAGTTTCTGTCTATAAGTTACCCATGCAGTTTTAGAGGTACTATCTAAAGGAGAATCTACACTCTGTGTCCAATCACATTCTAATAAAAGTTGATCCCTCTGCTTCCTAAGTTGAGACATCTGTTCATTATAACTAATCTGCCACCCAGTAAGTTCATCGGCAAGATTCTGTTGCTCATCAATTACATCTTCGGTATATGTTGTAGTACCATCTAAGTTAATGTGTATTCCCATGATTCCTCCTATGAAGATGTGCTTGTATCGCCACTATGGACATGACCCCAAGGTATTCCATACAATGCCCAATTAGATTTGTATGCTTCAGTTCCACTTTGCTGAGAAGTACCACATGCTGGAGCCCAACTCTGAGGGGCACACATGCATAAAGTGTCAAATGTACAATTACAATGACCAGGCACATGACTTGCTCCTTTAGGAATCCAATCCATTGCAGCTAACCAATCATAACTATATCCCCATTTTCTCCTCCAACCACAATACTCTGTTGCTCTCCACTTAAGGTCAAATCCTACTTGACACAGTTGACACGGATTACCACTGCTGTACGAACAATGTCCCCATTGAAAAATGCAAAGATCAACAATTCCAGCACCATCTCCACTACTAGATTGATGCGACCACATACAAAAATCTCCTTCAGCAAAAGCGTTCCAACAACAACATGATCTTGATGGCCAACACCAGTTACACCATCCATAAAATTTGTTATTGTTACCTTGATAGGTTCCGTTATTATATCCAAAACCCCAACAATGGCACATATGCTGAGACTGACAAATCCTAAATCCATTTGCCATGTACCTAAAAGCTTGATAATCACAAGTAGGAAGAGCTAGACTATAGTTTACGCCATAATCTTGAGTCCACTTTGCACAGTGGTGAATCCTCTTCCACATAAAATCATTACTACCACTACCACCGCTAGAGGTGGTGCCACCAGCACCTCTGGTGGTTACAAAACGTGCCATTAACCCTCATACCCCCATACTTGGAAATTGAATGATGTTCCTATAGTAGGTGATTCCATATTGTTGACGAATATCCTTTCATTACAATCAAGAATCACCCCAGTCCTTTCATAATTACTGAAGTTTAACTTATAATCAAGAATTCCTTCTTTACATACAGCACCATCAAATGATGTACACGTTCTCCATTTACATGTAGTACTTAAAAACTCAACAATACAATTAGAAGAGGAATCACAAATAACAGTTGATGAAACGTCATTTCCTGTAGGAGCAGGGTTCCAACTTATTAAATCAGTTGATACAAATGGATCAAACATTTTGGCATCACAATCATAAACACCCATTGCCCACAAACACTTCTCTACTCTATGGATACATGTAGTACACATCATAGGAGTTATATACTTTTCCGAAGTCATCCCAACTGGGAAAGGGGCAACTTTCGTAAAGTAAGTAGTATCACAAGGCCATATACAGTAAATAGTACCTGAATTCAACTGCCAGTCTCTATATTCATTCTCCTGTCCAGATCCAAACCAACTGAATACCCCACAATGAGCCTCATTCGCAGATCTTATCATCAAGTATGTACAACACTTTTGTGGATTCCATGAAAGATATTTGATAGAATACTCATTTGTGCAACAGTTAGTACTACCGTACTGAGGAGGTTTAACCCACAAATCTAATATTTTCATTTCACAACTACATCTATTACACCACCAAGTACATGCGTTCATATTCCCAATAAACCACATTTGACAATCAACAAAAGTCTTATGATGTCTTACTATGGCACATTGAGTTGCTGCACCTGCGACACCACCAAGAGGATGCATCGGACAACCTTGATTATTACACATCCATCCTTCACTCAATTGATTGAAGCAGCACAAGCAACACAACCATGAATAGCAGTCAGTATATTGAGATATGCAACAACAATCAGTTCTACTCCTACACCATCTACCACATTGACAACAGAAGCAATTACAATATCTGTAGGTTCCTCTTGCTACGTAACTTAGATATACTTCAATATCACCAGGATGATGATAACCTGGACATTTAGCAGTATAACAACCAAAGCAATTGCCACATTCTTGTCTGCAGAAATTACAACTACCATCACAACAGAAATATTTGTTAACTACTGTAGGTTGATTATTTGTTAATGCATACCAATTAAAATAAGAACCGCATTGTTGATCGTTATACTGACAAGATATATTCATGGAAGATGGACTGGAACCTTCCCAATTGCATTTACCACAACAGCAATAAGGATTTACCCATACTTGACCTGCTTCACATGGAGTCGAAGCATGACATCCATGAACTAACCATGCATGAGGTGGATGTGATCTACATGGTCCATACCAACATGTACCAGCCCTTGTCCATCCTAATGGGTTAGCACTTTGACATGCAATTATAGCTGAAGCATCAGAATATGGTTTTTCTTCACTCCAACATTTTCCCGTATATTCATTATAAAATGATAGTGCAAAGTTTATCTGCTCTTGACCACCCCAGAAAGCATTTGCACACCAACTACTACAAGTGGTATCTGGAAAAGGTCCAGCACAAATACATATACAACAGTTCCAAGGATTATGCCCTGCTTCCCAATTCTTTGTTTCTGTTCCGTCTGCTGCAATAAATGACGCAATACCTCCTGGTGAGGAACAATAACTACCACCTGGACAATTACAATCCTTTCCTAAGTAAAATGTTCCATGTACTGTAGTAAATCCTATAGGGTTAGATCCATCTGCCATTAAACCAAAATATCTTTCAAAATTACCAGATGCTATACCTAGTCTTTGTGAAAATTCAGTGGTGCCAAGACCAACAGCGACAGTCATGCAAGCACTTCTATCAGTAGAAATTGCTTGAGCACCTAATGATACTGATAATGGCTTTCCAGTAGTATTTTGGTAGATTCCTTCACCCGAAGGGGTTGCTGGTACTACTGTAGATAAAAATCTTCTAGCGGGTGCCATTTATCTATATCCTCCAAAAATTTGTTTGATTGGTAAATTTCTCATATTATTTATCGCTTTATTGTGTTCTCATTGCAGTTACTTGACCCATCATAAAGAAAGTTTGATCCAAAGATCCACCTCCACCACCACCTTCTATATTTATAGTGGCAATTCCAGCAGAAACAGTACATGTAGAAACACCTGCTCCTCTTAAATCAAGGAAGGTTGCTCCAGTACCTACAGTTCCCCCTGCAGTAATAATTCCAACACCAGAAACTAAGTTCTGAATGTTCTTACCATCACCATAGAAGTTACCATAATAATTAACAGGTAATGATCCCTGTGTTGCAGTTACCACTCCAGCAGTGTTTGCTGTGTTCTTAGTAACTGTGACATGCTGCATCGTAGAGATACCAGCAATATTCATTGATGGTCCTGTAACTGCATTAGCAGCAGGTGCAGCACCTTGTACATTGGTCGTGTAAGTAGAAAGACCAAGTACGTCAACTACAAACTGATCACCATCATCAATAATTAAATCAATACCATCATTTACAACAACTTCTTCATAATTAGTGTACGCAACATCAGTTGAGTTGGGTGCAGTAATTGTAGAGTTAGTTGTAATTTCTAGAATTTCATTTACATAATAAATTACGTCCTGTCCAGTAGTTCCTGGAACAGCAGTCATATCAATAGCAGTACCTATACCAGCACCACCACCAGCGATACTAATATCAACAGTAGTACCATTTACTCCAAATGTATTACCAACTCCAACAAAGTTAAGAGTTGTTATACCACTATTTCCGTTAATTAAAGTTCCTGCAGACGAAATTCCAATGTTAAATCCATCAGAAGCATCAGCTTTACCATCTACATGAAAATCCTCTGATACAGAAACCTTACCACTTGAGTAATAAAATCCTTTACCAGTATTTCCCTTAAAGTATAAACCTGGAACATTTTGAGAACCTGGAAGAATTCCAAGTTGACCCTCCATATTGTCACCAGATCTAGAAAGGAATGTTCCTAAACCAGCAGAGACATTAAATGGAGATGCATCAATCCATACTCTAGCATTACCAAGACCTAGTGCAGGTTCATCATAGAAGATAAAAGTTCTACCTTCTTCAATATTAAACCAAAGGTCTCCACCGTCAGGTCCAGCAGGTGCAAGACTACTAACACTGATGTTTCCACCACCACCTCCTCCTGAGAAGAAGATAGTACCGATACCACTACCAGCATCAAAGAATCCCGTAGAAACACCTGGTCCTTGGAAATCTAAGAATGTAGCAGCATAACCAATAGCACCAGCAGGAGTACCAAATCCAATTGAGGATCCCTCAAATCCTGATGCTGTTAAAACACCAGTAATGTTAACACCACCCTGAATATCAAGGTTATTAGTAATATGATCAACAACATCAAGTCTGTTGATCGTTGCGATACCACTTATCGTGACATCCCGTGCAGTGATTTCATCAAGAACTAAATCATCCTTGACAAATAAATCACCCCCAACATACAAATCGCCACCAGTGGTTGTGATTCCACCAGTAGCAGCGAGAGTTGTTATTCCACTAACATAGAGATTGGTAGCCCCAATTCCACCGATTACATGAAGAGTATGTCCTACGACAGTAGTACCGATACCTACTAATTGTTTTTCAACATCAGTAAATATTAGGTCGGTATTTACCTCCAGACCATTTTTGACTACAAAATTCTTACTTACAGCCATTTAGGGTTCACTCTCCCCCGTTAGTTACGTAATAGTTATTTAGCTAAATCACTACTCTAAGTACAACTTTAGCTTGAGATACACTTCCACCCTGTGAAGCAGCAACAATAGTAACAGATCCATCAGTGTATCCACTACCTCCACCACCTCCTCCATTGGTTCCTCCGTCACCACCAGTTGCACCATTTCCTCCATTACCACCAGTTCCAGAAGCTTGTCCAGCAGTTTGAGTTATGTCATATCCTGCCTTATATCCTCTGTCTATGGTATTAGTAGTTAAAAGAACTTCAGTTCCATCAAATTGCCTAAATCTAGTCAATCCCATATCTTGGCAAGGAGTATATGCTTGCTGTGCCCAATAAACACCTTTTGAGCAAGGAGTTGTTTTACCTGCCTGTTGTCCTGTAGCATTAGTATCAGGAGAAACCGCAGTCAATCCTTGATACAAAGATCCAAATGTACCAGTAGAAGATAATGCACCAGCAGTAATTGCTTGACCACCACTACCTGCACCACTACCAGTACCAGAAGCACCAGCAACACCTACTCCACCACCATCTCCACCATCTCCAGAATTACCAGCATTACCACCTCCACCACAACATGCGATTAGAGATGACTTATGATATAGGTAAGGAGAATTAACAGTACCAATCAATCCAGATAATGTATATTCTTCATTTTGCTTCAAGGTGAATCTAATACGAGCATAACCACCCTGACCACCAGCGTAACTTGGTGTACTAAATCCAGCACCACCATACATATCCATCTCAATATCAATATCTCTATCAGGAGAATATATGATTTGATACATATTCTGCTGACCACCACCCTGTCCAGAAACATTTATCTCAAGAGCACTACTTGCTAAGTTATGAGTAGAAATAACAGCAGCAGTACCTATACCAATTGTTTCTATGTTAATAGTTGCCTGACTAACTGTTGATACAACATTATAATTTACTTCATCAGATGTAACTGGTGTATTAGTTGCACCTGAATTAGCCACAACACATCGTACAGTATTGATTCCGACAGCATCAGACTGAATTGTTAAAGTATCAGTTGCAGTACCAGAAGCAATGTGATTAACTGTTGTAACATTAGTAGTAGGTGGAGTGCCTGGTATAACATTTCTTACAGAATATTCAACTGATCCCCATCCATCAGAAGCTGTTCCTGTAGCATACTTTGGATTATATGAACCACCAGATTTTGTTAATAAATCACTTCTATATTGACTTACACCTGCAGAACCACCTGTTGCAGCAGAAGAACTATCATTACCAGGAGTTCCTGCAGAAGCACTTGAGTATCCACCAGCACCTCCACCACCTGCACCACCACCATCACGACCAGTAGTAGTTCCAGGAGTTGCAGGAGTACCAGGAATAACAGTAGTTGTTGTTACTTGTTCTTCTACACTTATTCCATAATAAGATGGGTTAACCCATGTATTACCACCATCAACTTGCAAAGATCCACCAGAGTATCTAAAACTTCCAGATTGTACAGGTTCAGATTGACCTGACCATATAGAAATACTTGCTACACTAGAGAATTGATAAACGTATGTAAATACACCTCTATAGAATCTAACATAATTTCCAGAAGGAAAACTAAATCCAGAGTATACATTTACCCAACTCGTTGTTGTAACAACTTGATCAGGAGTTCCAGGACTACCACCTGTTGTTGTCACATTATCATCATGAGCAGCATTTGTACCAGAATAACCTTGTATCTGAGTAATATGTGTTGTCCAAGGAGCAGTGGAATCAGGACCAGCATCTCCACCGTCTGTACCATTGATGCCATTCGATCCACCACCAGCACCGCCACCACCACCAGCAGTCGCAGCAACTACATTATCAATAAGAAGTTGAGTACAACCGCCACCGCCGCCGCCGCCTCCAGATACACCTAAACCACCAGCATTACCACCATATCCACCATTAAGAGCACCAGTATTAGAACTACCTTGTGTACCACCACCAGATGCAGTTCCACTTGTTCCATCTGCTGCTGCTTTACCAACAACAAATTCAAAGGTTCTTGCATTTGGAGATGATCCAGCAGATCCTGTCATATCTGCAGTATTTAAAGCAGGGAATGCTCTATTTGCACCCCAAATAATTCTTACTGCACCTCCACCACCACTACCAACATTATTTCCACTGTTACCACCACCTGCATTTCCACCTTGACCAACAACTAAAGTATAAGTTTGACCAGGTACTACTGTAATATTATTTTTCCAACATAATCCACCACCTTCTCCAGTTGGATCGCCAAATACTCCACCATTACCACCACCTCCACCAAATGTAGCACCATTTTCGTTTACTGAGTTTTGTCCACCAGAACCACCCCTTGACCAGAAAGTAGCATCACCACTATTACCATAAACACCTACACCTCCACCACCTCCTGGCAAACCAGCAGAATCACCATTATTATGTCCTTGATATGATCCACCACTAGCACCAGATCCACTACCAGTTACATATCCACTTTGAGCAAACATAGTTGCTCCACCACCTCCAGGCATACCATTACCATTATATCCTGCAGCACCTCCACCACCTGCTCCATAAGAAGATGAATGTCCAAGACCACCAGCATAATTTGCATCTCCACCAGTGGACAAACTAGCTTGTGGTGTCTGATTATTAGAACCTCTACCATAACCACCAACCATTGCTACATTATCGGCAGGTGCATCAAATGTAGAAGCTGAACCATCAGTATATCCACCACCTCCACCAATACATACGACACAAATCTTTCCAACACCTGCAGGACATGTCCATTGAAATGTTCCTGGTGTTGCATATAATGATTGTCCAGTAGGAACATCACCTAATACATCAAACCATACACTCATTCCTGCACCACCAACACCACCAGCATTTCCTCCCTCTGCTGCACCATTTCCTCCTGGTCCTCCAGCAAGCTCAACTCTTACATTCTCTGCTCCTGCAGGTACTGTAAATGTATTTTGTGCCTCAGTATTAGTAGATGACGCACTAAACTGATAGTTAATTACTTCTTCTTGAGTAGGAGTTCCTGGTGTTACTGATATATTCTGAGTAGTGAATGATCCATCAGAAATATCAGTTCCAGCCATTTGCCACTGATATCCCATACCAGAAGTGGAAGAATCATTTAAACTAGCATCAACTTCAAATGTAGTATTAACATTTGGAATAATTGTTGATGCAGTAGGTTGAGAGTTTACCTGAATAAACCCATACATACCAACTGTTGCTATTCCTGATGTAAATGGTTCGTTCCATGCATTAGGAGTATTTGCTGGATATGGATCAGGAACATAATCGATAACAAGAAAATACTGCGAATTATGATCCGCAGTTGCTATACCTGATATAGTTAATGTGGTTGTACCACTTCCTACATATTTTGCACTATCACTAATAAATCCAGTTCCTTCTTTATACCACCTATAATTGATATTACCAGTGGTAGCACCAATACCAGATTCAAATCTTGCAGTAGCAATACCAATTAGATCGACACTACCATTATAATTTCCAAAAGCACCTGTAGGTTGTAAAGTAAATGATAAAGTTGGTCCGTTAATTTCTAGGGACGTATCTATGTCCCTATAAAAATCTAATTGTGTCATGCGAAGTTCTGACCTCCTATTACTCCGTATAGTCCTTCACTAACTGCATTATTACCATCCCATATCTTAAATGAATAGATATCAGATCTATCTGCTGTTACAGTAACCACAGGAGCAATTCCACCTGGCCACCTTACTGGAATCAATGCACTACCGTTAATACTAAAGTTATCTATACCAACAGTTCGATTACCTACTCCATCTTGCTGAACCTTAATCGTAAATGATGTCGATCCAGGCGGCAAATTAGTAAGATCAAACTTGGTTACATTACTCGATGCTGTACATATGAAGGATTGTGCATGTGAAAGATCCACAGTAACAATACTAGCATTGATAGGTAAGTATCCTACATTTTCAGAATATGTCTTGAATGTTGCATGTCCTTGAATGTCGAGAGCACTCTTCGGTTGAGTTGTGCCGATACCGACCTTATCTCCAGTAACAACAAACTCACCAACGTTGAATCCAGTAGCAGTAATAACACCAACACTAAGTTGACCTTGTGTTCCTGTCTGCAAGTCAATCGCAGATGCAGTCAACATACCACTTACATAGACGTTCGTAGCAGTTACTAATCCAACAAACTCAGAACTACCATTAACCTTTAGAGCAGTTCCTGCCATTCCGACAGTACCAACTTCCAAATTAGTCTTAGGTGTACTAATACCAATACCTATGAAGTCTAGGTTAGTGTTATATGTACCATCATTATCAGCAGTTCTTGCCCAACCATTGATCTGACCTATGTTTGACCATCTAATACCACTACCAGTTGATTCTATAACTTCACCTGGAGCACCTGATGCCCCATCAATATCAGTAATATTACCACTAAATCTAGCATCAGATATAATATGAAGACCATATCCATTTGCAGTTGTTCCAATACCTACACCATAGTCATCAATAGAAACTAATGTAGTTCCTGATCCAACTTGGAATCTGTTAAGATTAGGTGTAATTGTGCCAATAGCAACCTGATCATAAACTCCAATATTAGAATACTTAGAGTTACTTACATTACCAAATCTTCTCCAATCATTATCAGCACTCATTATCCAACCAACATATCCACCATCAGTTGGGTCAGAGTTCCAAACAATATCACCTGGGTTACCAGATAGTGTAGGTGCTACATTAGATATGGTATGCTTTCTAGAAACAATCTGATCACCCTGAATATAATATGACTGTGCTTCTATACCTTTATCAGATATAGATGTTAGTTTGTTGTTAAGAATAACAGGACCATTAAATTCAGATGATGCCTTATTATCAGGACCACCCTCTACTCTAATAGAACGACTAAATGAACCTTCGGTAGCATTTGTTACGTTAATAGTAGGAAGAGCACCAATATCTTCACCTGTAATAGTTTGAATTGGGGTGTCAAAGATTTCTTCCTGACCTGTTAGTGTACTTAATTTCTTATTACCTGTGTATGAAATACCTTTGTCATTCATACCAGTGTAGAAGTTAACACCACCAGCTTTCTTAGTTGATTGTGCTAATAGTTCCTCTTGGAAACTAATCTGTCTATCTTGCTTATCTGGGAATGCAGTTGAGTAGTTACCTGGACCATATCCAACATACTCAAATGTGTGACCAGATGCACGGATAATAGAGTGTCTTCTAAGTTCTACAGGGTTAACATCTATTCTTCTAACAACAGAGTTGATAGTGTGAGTTGATCTCTTAGATCCAAGAGCACCACGGAATACTGTTAATGGGTTTGATACCTGATTCGTAGATCCTGCATTGGTTGTAGTCTTAACCCTAAAGATCTCATCATCAACTACCAAGTAATCACCAATCTGAATATCATACTTCTTGATATTCTCAATATAAAGTTGGTCTGTAGTAGTATTAGAAACGTTATTTGAGATTACCGTTGTAATTCCAGCATAAGTTGGAACCATTCTACCAAATAAGTTTTCATTGTCTAAAGAAATAGAACCATCATTTGCTGCATATCCTTCATGATATACTGCAATACTTCCAGTTGTTGCAGGTGATGCATCTCCTGATCCAATATTGATAGCAAAGGAGTTAAGACTGATGTTCTCAGTAACTACGAAACTCTTATTGTAGAAGTCATTATCAGCACCAGCAAGTCTAACTCTTGTATCAACTCTTAATCCATGATTATTTGCAGTAACTACTGTTGCAATACCAGAACCATTATCATAAGTTAAGGTACTAACTCTAATCTCTCCACCAGTTAAGTAAAGATATGCTTTCTCAGCAATATCTGGAATAATACCAGTTGTAGAGAAGTTAGAAATAGACGAGGCAGACGATACATTGACCGAAGTAGCAGATCCAAATCCAACTGAATCAATCCTATAAAGTTGATTGTATCCTGAATTTGCAGTAGATGTAATTCCACTAATTCTAATAACATCACCAATGTTATTATAAATGTTCTCAACTTCAACAACAGCAGCAACGTGACCTGTTGTTGTTGCAATACCAACAACCGCAAGAGTGTTACCTATACCATATGCACTACCACCATCCATGATCTTAACGGCAGTTACACCACCAGTAGGATCAACAGTAACTTTAGCAGTTGCACTCTTACCAGTTACAGATGCACCAATAGATACTAATTTAACATTATAGTAGTCTCCACCAGTTCCATCACCATATCCAGCACCACTATTACCAATACCAATACTAAGTTTAGTAATTCTATTCAATCCATGATCTACATCAGCAGTAACTTCATGAACAAATCCAGTTGTAGATTTGATATTAGAAATCCCTACACCAAAATCAACATCACGATTATACTTATTAACAGTTTCCTTAGTAATACTACTTCTAACATCATTAACAACAACATCACCAATCAAACTTGGAGAAGCAAAAGATTTAGCTTCTGGGGGATCTGAATGAGGATTGTCCCTATTAGTTTGAGGGAATAGTTCTTTTACTGGTTGAGAGAAATCTTCATTAGTAAAAGGTGCTACCGTTGGAGCATTAGAAGAGTTAAGTAGAGTTAGATAGTAAACACCATCCTGCTCTCCAGAGATATATTCTTGTACTTCTTGATTTCTAAAGACATAGTAATTATTTTCATACCTCTTTCTCTTAAAGTAAGGTAATGTAGTAGTTCTAGAAGAAGTATCATTAGTAAATGTACCTGGATTAGTTGTTAATCCAACATTAAATGCCTTTGAACTACTAATACCAATAACAGTATAATTTCTGTTATATCCAGAATCTGCAAGAGCAGTTGCATTTTCAGTACTCCTAATATTTTCCAACTGAACATCAGATCCAACTGTTAAGTTATGAGGTAATTCTGTAGATACAGTTACCGTATCAGAACCATTCCATTCAGCACCTGCAACAAATCTAAAGTTTCTTTGCTGATTAACTGAAGATAGTGATCCACTTCCATAGTAGGTTTGAATTTCTGCATCAGTTGCTGCAGTTGTATGGTTTGATTCCTGAAGAATATAACCATCACTTGGTGGTCTTGCAGTTGCACCATCTTTAGGAATTACATACCTTGCTCTATAAAGAGTATCAACAGTGTTTCTATTATCATTCTTTCTTGTTACAAAGGTTCTTGGTGTTGCATCACCCAAATTAGCAGTACCTAACTGATTTATTTTGGTATAGAAAGATGTATTAGCAGAACCTACATTAACGTACCATTGAGAATTTCCAGTATCAAACTGAATTGGATGTCCGATATCACCAGAGTTCTTATCAGATACTCTACTTGATACGGTTAGAATTCCACCTTTCTGGTTAATAGCAATTTCATTACCAGTAGTATCAGTCAATGCATCACTAAGAGTTTTTGCAAGTTTAATATCAGTGTCTACTGTAATACCACTACTTGCATTTTCTTTGGTTATTGCATAGTAAATTGTATTTGGAGTAATACCATCAGGTAAATGTCCATTTTCACTAATAACACGAACAGATTCACCATTCTTAAATGTATGATTAGAAGTAAATCTAATTACATTATTTGCAATATTATTACCAGTTAATATTCTTTCAACACCAAAGGACTTTTCAGAGGTTGACTCTGATCCTTCCATAACAATACGAGCACTATACTCATTAACAACACCAGATTCTGAAATAAGAACTCTTAACTTGTCATCAGATCTTGCACCAATTCTATATCCTTCTCTAACATTTTCTGGTAAAATATCTTGGTTCTTCTGACCATAAAGATAAAGATTCGTTGCAATACCAACAGAAGTAGTTATTCCAACATCAACTAACTCAAATTCTACAGATGTTTCTGTGAGAGGTAGTTCTTTTGGAGGAATAATATGGGTAATGTATCCTTGGTCATCCTGTGCAAATGCGTCTTTCTTAAATCCATCAGCAGATAGAGATTTTGCACCAAAGTTAGAGTTAGAGTTTGTAAGTGAAATATCACCACCACTCTCAGTTACGAAATGTTCTGCATAACCAATAGCAAACACAGAAACTGCCTGAATAAAGGCATCATTTATTACCTTTATATGGAAGTTTGCAAACTCTGGTTTATAAATTGCTCTTGAATTAGTACTTAATGGTTCAGAAGCAGATGATTGATAACTGTACTTACCATCAGTAGAACTGTAAACAGTAAACGCATTATCATCCTTCTGCAATCCAATACCAGTGTATTGAGCAACAACCATAGACTTAAATCCAGTTGCCTTTGATCCATCAGAAAGCAATCCACAAGCACCATATACAGAACGTAATGATACGTTAAAGATATAAGGAGAAGATGATGTTACAGTATCAGATGTGAGTGATAAAGTTGCTCCTGCTACACTAGGTTTCGCAGATGCAGGTGCATTTTGTACCTGGTACTTAATTTGAGTATCACTAATTTTCTCAGATACCACAAATTGACCATTAAACTCGGATACACCAATATTAGCAATACGGAAAGGAGTATCTACATCAAGTCCAGGAACTGCTGTAGAAGTAGTAACAGTAATATTAGTATCTGGGTTTATTCCATCACCAGCAATAATTGTGGTGATTCCAACAGTTCTACCTGTAGAACCAACAATACGATATTCATCAACTTTTGGTTGTATATCCAATCCTGCAGCAGGGTAATCTGGTTCAATTGGTCTACCTGATGATTGACCATAAACTAGACCAACCTTCTCATAGTACATATCAAGGTCAGTACGATCATATTGACCATCTACACCTTGTATAAAGGTATCATTGATATTAACCTTATTAACACCATCAGCATATTCAAATACTGTTAACTTATGGTGTGAAAAATTAGGTACAAAGCTAGCAGTTGTATAATCTCTGTATGCCTTACCGTTAGGATCTGCATCAAATATGGAAAATTGCCAAAAATAGCATTCTCCTGTAACTCTGAATATTGCTGTTCTGTCTATATTTGCATCATATGGGTTTGGAACATATTTTGGTCTTATTTTCGTCTTTCTAAGGTCTAAACCAACAAGAGAAGTACCACGAGGAACTATAACTCCACCATATACACTGTTTAATTTGTAAAGTTCATTATCTGGAGAAGTTAAGTCAAAATTTGATGTTAGGTCAAATGGAGGTAAATTATCAGAAGTCGCACCATTCCTAAGTCTAAATTTATTACTACCAAGTCTTGAATCGGGAATAAACCCAGGTCTATTATCTATAGCATGATCGCCTGGATATAATAAAATCGTCGTTTTACCAAATCTATCATTATCCAATCCTTTCTGATAAGAAAATCTAGATGCCTCTATCAAAGCACGTTGAATAGTCTTAAAAGGTCGAGTTAACGAATTACCCTTATTCTCAACACTATCTGTTGCATCTAAATCGTTTGGATTAACATAGAGAATCGTTCCCCTTGCCGATTTAAGAAAATTATCTAATCTGGAAAGACCCATTTTATTAACACATATAGCCGTTATGGATTATTTATCATTAAACAATATCTCTGGATTCTCAAGTTCCATCTCAAACAATAATGGATGAAATTCCTCTTGCATTAGGTAACAAGAGTAGTTATATAATTCTTCCGTATTGTATTTAGTTTCGTAATCAGCAATTATTCTAGCATCTTCTTCTAATATACCAATATCATCTAATTCATCATATGTGAATGGAATGCCATTGATAAAATACATCAAAACAACCCTACTGTTCTTATTCAACCAATCACTGTACCAACAGTATGTAGAGTCGATCTTGTATTTCATGCCAAACCTATCACGGGGATTTTTTTGCGGAGATTTTTTCCCGACTTTTTTGGAATTAAAAGTCGATTTTCCCTGAGAGAGGTTCCGTGTACACCAACCGTTCCTCTGGACATGTAGCACGTACTAACTCTAGTACATTCATAAACTCATCTACAGTCTCACAGACCACGACTTTTTTATCACCTTCATTGGAGTATAGGTAGAACTTTCTTTTAAGTGTATCAACAACACACTTCATGAGGTATTCTTCTTCTTCCATAATCCTCTAAAATATTGGGGTGGGAGGTTGGATTTATGTGTACCAACAAGTAAGGGGCATTGCTACATGAGTAGATTTTTACCTCACTGTCTGAG